AGGTGGAGGTGTGCCTTGCGCTGTAGGGTCAAGTAGACGATATTTTGGAGGAATGAGGTTCTGAACGCCAGGTGTTTCAGCAACCATGCCTGCTTGTTTGCCAGCCTCACCGCGTTGAGACTCGAATACTTTGCCCATCTCCGTGCGCATGGAGAATACATTCTTAATGATCTCACCAACTTTAGGTGACATGGTTGCAATGGTTGGGTAGATGCGAGCAAGCTTTTGCATCTCATCCATAGATAGATTGCCTTCCTGAACTTTGGCACCTGCAACTTCAGGCGTTGTACCAAGCGCTTGCCCCATCAATTCAAGTGCTTTTGCTTGATTGGCCAGCTCATACTTTTGCCCTGCAATACTAGCTTTCATCATTGCAATGCTAGGCGCAGCTTGCTCTTGCTGAGCTTGTTGGCGACCCATCTCAGCTGATGCGTTGCTAAGCGCTTCACCTGCATTGCCAGTACGGCCCGGGTTTAACAATGCACTGCCAATAGCAAAGAAGTTAGGCTTTTGCCTCTCTTGCAAAGAGCTCATAACTTGTTGTAAGGCTGTCAAGTATTCTTGACGACCTGTATCATCGGCCCCCATACCAAGAGGTATTGCAGGTAATGTTGTAGGAAGTGCTGCCATAGTTATTACCTTTAATCACCAGTTACTGCAACTGCGTTACCTGACGAGTCAGTGTATCCACCTGTTTTGCTATTCCAATACACAGGCACCCCATTTGCGTTAACACCTGCATAAGACGTAGTGCCTGTGTTTTTAAGCAAATCAGAAATGCCTGAACCTATGTTTGTCAACGCACCGCCAAGGTATTTACCAAGGTCAGTTTGGCCAATACCCGCAGCAATAGTGCCAATACCTGCAATCTGTTGCAAGGGTGAAGATTGGTACGCACCAGGGATTGGGCCTGTGTAGCTATTGGAAACCGCAGTGGGGATTGTGTAGCCTTTAAGCAGTTGCGACTCATTGGTGAGTTGCTGCATTGGGAAGAGTTGCGCGTTTTGCGCAATCGTACGCTGCTGTTCACCCAAGGTTGCCAAGGCATTGACATCTGCAAGACCTAAGTTTTGCGTTGTTGATGCAAGATTGCCTAACTGGTTAGATGCTGCAAGCTTTTGCTGAGCTTCATTTTGCGCAGCTTGCAAAGCTTGTGTGTAGCCTGTTTGCAAAGCCTGAGATTGTAAGCCTTGCGTATTAAGCATGCCTTGATTGATGGCGTTGCCTAAAGCCGCAGCACCACGTGATGAGCCAAACTGACCTGAACCTGCAGATGCTGCTGTGGCCTGAGGCGCCAAGAAGTTAGCAATTTGCTGCTGCCCCAAGTTGCCTAGACTATTTACAACATTTTGAGTATATGGGTTCATATACTTATTAACATTGCCGGCGATATCAGCATTGCCTACACCGGATGCTAGGTTTGAAGCATCTTGCAATGCTGTACCATAGTTGCCTACATTGCTCGCAACGTTATTGAATGCGGCAGTTTGCAGTGGGGTGGCACCAACATAGTCAGCGCCTGCTGCAGCCGTAGCACCCTGTTTCGCCAAATTATTAAGGTAATCTGTATAAAAAGAGGGGGCAATTGTTTGCTGCTGCTGACTAGTTGTGATGTTAGGCAGAGGCGCGCCTTGTGTAAAGGAGCTCCCTGATGGCGCCGCCACTGCTGCAGGCGTGGGCATATCAAATGTTGCGCCACCTAACGTTGCAGGGGTTGCAGTGCCTGTTGTAGCTGTTGGTGTAGTCGGCGTAGAAAGCGTAGGTGCCGTTGAAGTGCCATAATCATAGTTGGAAACGTTTGAAAGCGTTTGCGCTGTCAATCCGCCAGGTGCTGTGTATGTTGGTAATGCCATGGTTTAACCTTTCATGTATTCCAAGGGAGACTTTGACTTGGGTGGAATTTTGTTTACGGGTGCTGAGCGTTTATGTTTACGAAGGTTTTCACGCATTTTATCCAAAAGCTTGGCACCTGCATCAGACGAGCCATTGCCTAATGCTGCAACCGTATCCGCGTCAAAAACATACTCACCATCCGCCAACATTGCCGGAATGCTATCTGATTGACCATCACCCCCGCCTTTCACGTAATGGCCAGTGGCTCCAGTAATAAACTCAGGCTTATGATCCACAGTACCACCTTGGGCAAAAGCTGGAAGTGCACCACCTGTGCCACCCCCAAGCATCTGTAAACCCGCTGCTGATAAAGCGCTAAACCCGTTATCTGCGCCAAATTTGCCACCTAGCATTCCCACCAAGCTTGAAAGTGGATTGTTTGATTTACCGGTAGCTGATTGTGCTGCTTGCGCAGGCATGTTAGGCACGTTGCTAGCAGTTTCAACTTGCTTAGGTGTACTAGTGCCTGACAATAAAGCTAATAGCTTGGGGTCAATATTGGAAATTTGTGGATAGAGTTGATGCAAGTCACTCATAATTTTTTTACCTTCTGTGATAGGCCCTGCGGCCAAATTTGATGCTGCCAATGCTCCCGGGATGGCGCCATAAGTTGAGCCTGAAGTACCACTACTTGACGATGACGGCGCAGCAATTGCTTGCTTTGTTTTATCTGTAGGCACTATTGTAGTAGGCGGCGTAGTTGTAGTTGTAGGAGGCGGCGTAACTGTTGTAACAGGGGTTACTACACTAGTACCGCCTGGGCCACCGGGGCCGCTTACATCACCTGGTCCGCCAGGTCCAGTTCCGCCTGAGCCACCCGGACCAGCTCCACCCGGTCCACCGGGACCGCTTACGTTGCCAAGTCCACCCGGGCCACTTACACCGCCAGGTGTACCGCCTGTAACACCGCCGGGTACACCAGCTGTAACGCCGCCGGGCGTACCGCCTGTAACACCCTGTGTACCAGCTTTATTTGCAGCATCTACTGCGTCTTTAACTGCCGCTGCATCTGATTTTGTGCCGCTTACTGAGCCTACAGTAGACCCTGAAGTACTACCATCGGTACTAGTTGCGTCAGTATCAAACGTAGGTCGTGTACGTGACTCAACAGTACTAGCAGCATCAGGTGCTACCGTATCTGGGCTACCAATTGAACCCCCAGGAATGCGGTACCAAACGTTTGAGCCTTTAATTGGATCATTGTAATAAAACGCTTCATACTGATAGTCTTTACCATCTTTTGTAGTACCTGTAATTGTACGAACGTAACGATCATTAGTGGCGTCATACCCAATTTTGCTGGACGTTTCACCTGCAACACCAAGCATAGGCGTCATGGCAGAAATCGATGCCATGTTACCAGCACCCGGGCCTGCAACATCAACGCCCGGGTCTTTACTGGTTGTAGTATCTGTTGCTAATTTAAATTGATCAATGACTTGCTGCGCAGCACTAGAGTCGTACTTAATATTGTCCAGATTGGCAAGAGTATCATCGCCAAGCGTAAGGCCTGATGTCTTATCATCTTTTAAAGATTTGAAAATTGACTTGGCAGTTGACATACCACCTGCTTGAGCTGCTGCTTGCAATGCCTGCTCATCGGTTGCGCCTAGCAACTTAGCTTTTGTAAACGTATTGGCGGCAGCACCAACAATCTTTGTTTGATTAGGCGTAAGCTCCAAGTCTTTAGTCATATTAGTAACTACACCTGAAACTGCAGCGCCTGTAGCACCCGCTAATGCAGCAGTACCTACATTTTGATTAAGAATGCCAGCTGACGTTGCGCTAGATATACCACTCTTAACCATATTTTGCAAAGTTGTGCTATCAATGCCACTAATAATATTTTTCACTTCAGGTATATTTACCACTTGTTGGCCTGCGTAACTTGCTGCCGCATTGGTCAATGCTTTATCAAGTGGTACGCCTTGCGCAAATTGCAATGCTGCAGACGATGCAACTTGCCACTCCAAAGACATACCATCAGTGGCAAAGGCAAGCGCAATATTTGCTATGGGACCTAGATCTGCTAGTGCATTCTTAATGAAGCCCCCACCTTGGGATGTATGTGTCCAAGGCTGCGCATTACCTTCTGCGTCCCACTTACCACCCATATATTGGCTACCGTTAATCCATGTAACAACACGAGTATCACCTTGATAGCCTGTAACTTTTCCTTTTTCATCATACTGCGCAAATACAGGAAGCCCATTAACATATGTAGGTGTTTTTGAGACGTAGCCTGCAATGCCGCCCTCATCACTATATATTGCATCAACGCCAGGCGTTTTTACGTCCCCACCACTAATGCGGTTTATGGTTGGATTGCCATCTTCATCTACTCCGCGCCCTGTCACAATAGGGTTAAACTCTAATTGCTTAGGTAAATCAACTGAGTTGGTTGCTAATGGCGCAAAAATTTGAACTTGATAGTCTTGAATTTTGCCACCAAAGTTCTCATTGGCAGTATATTGTGCAAGACTTGCAATTTTGTTATACGCGTCAGGCGCAACAAGCTGTAAACGCCCTTGATATGATTGTGACTTATCAAGATAATCTTGCGCCTGAGCTGCAGTAAGCTGCCCACCTGAAGCATCAGCCAACTTCTTTGCATCTAATTTATATTGATTGGCAAAGTTTGCAATAGCTAAAGGGTTGCCTAAGTTACTAGTAACTTGCTTGCCAATAATTGTATCTTTAGCGCCTAAAATTTGATTGATGGCAGCCAAAGAAAGTCCAGTAACCTTTGCAATGTCTTCAGGCTTAAAGCCATATTGCTCTTGGTATGCTTGAATTGAATTGGCTTCATCAAAACTGATGTTGTTATCTTCAAGAACTTTAGTGTAATTAGACTTTATTGTGTCTTTTTGTTGATTTAATTGGTAATTTTGAAAATACGTTGAAGCTGCATCACTTGGGTGACTTTTTACATATTCATTAGCAGAATTTTCAAATACGCTTTGAAAATCTTGAGGTTTGACAGCACCAGACGCTAATTGACTTTTCCAATAATTGAGGCCTGCGTTATTGGCGTCAATAGTCTTGGGATCAAGTCCCATCTCAGTAGCATAGGTATCTTTAACTATCTTGTCGTAAATAACATTAGCATCAGAAGGACGATGTTCTTGTGCGCCATAATTTTGATAATGATATAAAGCAAACTGCTCTGGCGTCATGCCATAGTTGTTTGTTTTGTAAGCATCAGACACATCTTTATTTGCGGCTAAATAAGCATCTGCATTAAAGTTTGTGGGAGTTTCTGGTGCTGGCGTAGGAGGTTTGTAATCTGGATGCTCAGTTGCATATTGATTAACAGCATAACTAAATGCTTTATCAAAGTCTTGAGGCTTGAGGGCACCGCTATTCAATTGGCCTGTCCAATAATTTAATCCTTCGTTATTAGCGTCAATCGTGTTGGGATCAAGACCAGCATAAGTTTTATATGCATTACGAACTAAAGTATCGTAAGCAAGCGGAGCCATTGGTGGGGGCGGTGTAACAGGCGTAGGCGTCTGGCTAACAGGCGTAGGCGTTTGGCTAAGAGGCGCAAGATTGTTATTTAAAGCGGAAATAAGTTGGTCATTGGTTGCTGTCGGATTGGCCGCTTGCCATGCCGATACTTGATCTTCTGTATATGCCATATTTATACCAAATACTTAATAGACATGATACCAACAAGTTGAGATGCCCAGTCTCGCCAGTCACTAAATCCGCGAGCATCTGGAATGCCTGATTCCACAAAATAACCAATACCATTCATACCACTAGCCCAATCTTGCCAACGATCTTCAGGGACAGTTCCAAGTTGCTGCGATGCAAATAGTTCGGCCATCAATGCACACCATTGATCCCATTCCATGCCACGTGGATCATATGTTATCATGGGTTGCCTGTACCACGTTCGTCGCCAATATCAGCGCTTAGCATAATTTGGCCTGTTTCATAGTTACCATTAAGCGTGTTGCTTTCAAAGCGTAGGCGCATCTCACGGCGCTGTTCACGCATATCAACTTTTGGAGTATCCGGCGCAAATGTATACTCAGTGGTAGTCTCAGTTGTGTCTTGTGCGTATGACTTACCAGTAACATAGATATTCATATCACCAGCTTGCACAAAGTCAGGCTCAATACGCTCCAGTCTAATCCAACGGTTTGGGTTTTCAAGCTGCTTAACCCCCGGGCCGCCTGTAATCCAACCAAGACTATTAGTCTCAAAATAAGATTGCACAGCGTTAACATTGGCTAAATTGATCTCGTCAGTACCAGTTTCATGTTGCCAAATTATGTACTTGCCTGCGGCATTGGCTTCCCATCCACCCCAAAGAGGTTGACGAAACACTTCTGAGAATGTACCTGCAGATCGGCAAGCACCTAAAGCTTCACCTGCGTCATACCAAGTTTTATCACGCACATTATAGATGATAGCGTCTGTACATTCAGTAGCATCACCTTTAGGATAGAACCACCAGATCTCGCCCCAACGTGGGACTTTTGTGCACCATACCTTTTGACGCTGTGCGTAGTTCACGTTATCAAAAAAGTAATTCATGTTAAGCTGGTTATCCAATTCTTGTACAACGCCGTTATACATTAAGAATCGATCAACGCCTAACCAGTAATAGATGCCATCATACTCAATGACGGATTGGCTGGACATGATAGACGTTTGGCTACTAATGATGTCATAGCGCCAATACAATGTGGAAGTGCCAACTGTTTGTGGAGCGTAGGTAACACGAATTAAAGAATCTAATGACCAAAATAATCCGGCCGGCGACGTTGTACCACCCCGCAATGGCAGGCCTTTGACAATCTTACCTGTAGATACGTTGTTTGAGTTAGCATCGGCAGAGACCCAATCAGCAAAATTACCAGCAGAGCTATTCTGAATCAAGCCATTGTTGCCATATACAAACAAATAAGGGTGGAGTACAACACAGCCACCTGATACTGAGATGTTGTTATCAAAGGTAACCGTGATGGAACTGCCAGTAGTCATTGACGCTGAGGTTGTTACCGTCGTGGTACCAGTACCACCAAAAGTAATCAAGTTTGTAGTTCCACCTACTGTTTGAGAATTATTTATTGTATAAGTGCCTACGCCACCAGTACCAGTCCCATTGGCCGTAATAACGGTTCCAAAAGTTACACTAGGGCCACCAGAAGGCCCCGAAATCGTTTGACCTATGACAATACTTCCACTTGTCAGCGATGTCACTGTCAAGGTTGTGCCTAGCATATAGCCTAAGAATGACGCTGCGGTTGAGGTTACAACATTAGTAATTGTGGTACCAGTAGTAATGCCTGTGCCACTAACAGTTTGGTTTATACCAATTGTGGAATAAACGCCGTTAATATAAATGGTGGTGCCACTTAAAGAGCCTGTTGCAGTAAACACGCCAACTTTGGACATGCTTAATGTTCCACTATTGCTAGGGAATTGCCCATATAGCACAGGCGTGTTTGTTGTACTGTCGATAGCAGTTAAGTTTTGACCTGGGTGCGCAGCAAGATTATTGGCACTGTTGCCTGTTGAATCATACGCAATGTCAAACTGCCATAAGTTGTTTAGACTAGACGTAAAGTTGGTTAAACTATAGTTATATGGGCCACTGCCTGTGCCGTCGTCATTGTCAGTTTGCCATTGCTGCAAGCCTGCGCTATACCCAGAGATGACATAGTTAATGCCACCCGTAGAGCTCATGGTCATGCCACGTGATATGCCTGAGCCATTTTGAAAAATACCACGATAGCCGCCAATTTTTCTAGGCCGCCCACGTTGAAAGCGCATCCACTTGCCATCGACAAACACCGGTGAGTCGAATAGCGTACCATCCCGTTGAATCCCGGGCTTGATATTGAGTGCAATGACCTTTGTTGTCAAAACGTGCCCCCTGCAATACCATATGGAAAGAGTGCACCACTTGTTGACAAGTCGGCAACTTTAACGCCGCTGGCTGCAATGCCTAAGTGTCCAGTTGCAGGTAAATACACACCAGTAGTGGTATCACCTGTAAACGAAACTGAGGGCGCACCTGCAGAACCATTTGCAAAAGAAACCGCACCAATTGAGCTAACGCTAGCTGTATTGGCGTTTAATACGTTTGTACCATCGCAAATAATTACAGCAGATGTGCCACTTGCAAGTGCATAAGTTAAAGCGCCACTTGCAGCAGTTTTGAATGTCAGACTAAACGCACCTGACGTCAAATTAGACATGTAATAGATCTGTACCGTAGAGGGCAATACAATGATCTGGTTTGAAGTTAAAGTGCCTGTGTATTCTTGGATCACATTGGCATACTGCACTGATGAAAGCGTTGTTGTGCCACCTGTCACAGCCAATACAAGTTGTGTATAGGTAAATGTAGATGATCGACCTAAACCAAATGAGCTATAGCCACCTACACCATTTGAGCATACGCAGAATGAGTTTGAGATCTGCAATTGCTGAGATGACAAACTATCAATAGTGTCTGTACCAGATGGCGTAACGGTCAAAATGCCAGTGCCGCCATTACGGATCATACAAAACCAGTTATTACCTACAGTGGCTGCACTTGGCAATGTAATAGTTCCAACACCCCCACTCCAAACAACAAACTTTGCGCGGTCTACCGATGACAATGCCGCACTTGAAAAGTAACCAGAAACTGGATATGCTTGGTTTAGCGTAGTGCCAATGGCGGTTAGACCATAACCTGCCAAAGTTGAAGCATCTGCAGCTGATACGCCTGTGCCAAACGTAAATGCAGCCCAAGCACCTGCGTCTGTTGCATTGCTGGTAATGTAGATATACTTAACTACACCGGTAGGTACCACGCAGATTGTGCCGCCTGTATAGTCATACACAGTAAATGACTGCGCGCCGGTATTACGAATTAATGAATCTTGCCCGTTTGAAACTTGCGTTGCAGCTGGCATTGTGATGGACAAACCACTTATGGTGGCAGTAATGTCCATAATGGAGGCAACAACATTAGTAGTGTTGCCATTGATAGGCCATTCAAGGTTTAAACTTGTGGTAAGAGTAAGAGCTTCATACCCAACCGCTGAAGGTTGTATGGTTTGCCCTGTAAGAGGATTGACGTAAGTTGTCATAATTAACTTTCAAGCGCAAGTGTTTGGCGATCTGCCAAACGAATTTGATCTTCAGCTTTAAGGGCTTGCATGGCTTCGCTGTACTTTTGCTGAAAAATTTGACGCTGGTCATTTTTCAAGTATGGCATTGCTTGTAGCAGTGTGCCATAAAGTAATGCATTAGGCGCATTACGTGTAATCCAGTTTGTTTGTACAGATGATGAAAGAGGTTCTAACCTCTCATAGTATAAAACCTCAAACACATAAGCTGAATCAGGTGTAGGTGCTACTAACCAATTATCGTAATCATAGTCTGCGTAATACAATGGCAAGCCCGTAGAAGTAGGGTTAGGCCAATAGTTACGTAGGTACTCATACTTACGAAGTAAGATAGGTTGCCGTGTCAATGTTGTAGGGTCATACAACGTCATGGAAACGGTTTTACGCCAACGTGCAGGCTTAGGTAGCACGGGATTGGCAATTGTCATGCTACTAGAGGCAACCTGTTGTTGACCTAAAGTCTTAATTTGCTGTGCGATTTCAAATTCACACAGCGTAATAAAGGTGGGGATGCGTTGCGCGGTGGCCTCATCCGAACGCTCAAGGTACTCCAGTACTGAAGTTACCAATGAGTCATACGTCAAAGCAAAAGAGACAGTCATGGCTTATCACTTTCCAAAGGTTGACCGCCGCTTATTCAAACAGCTTTGCACTATATTTTACATTGTATTCTTGTACTATGACAAGAAAAGAGCACGTTCATCATTGCGACGTGTTACAAGCCCTTTTAAGACTTTCCCGCCAGCTTTGGTATATTTCAAGAACTCGTCTGCCGCACCCGCAATATCGCCCCGTAACACCTTTTGACGAAGCGTACTACGCTGGAGAGTTCCAAGACCGACGTTAAAACTAAAAGAAACAAGGCCATCAAACTGACCTTGTGTAAGAGGGACAGGGCAGAAAGTAGAGACACCTCGCTC